AATGCGGCTGGCCTCATTACCGGGTATGAGCGCATTCAATACCCCAACTGCAAGGGCACTCCCATCGCTCTCAACAGCGAAGACGACGTGTTCCGTGCTCCGGAGTATACAATCAACTCCGCTCCTGACATTGGGGAAGCACCCTATGTCATCAACTATGTATCCGAGCTGCCCACAGTAGCATAAGGAGGAAACCATGGATATCACAACTCTGTCACAGTTGACAAAATACACTGAAGGCCAGGTTGTTGAGTTGCCGAGTTTTGCGGAGGGTCAGCCCTTTGTGGCTCGCATTCGCAGACCGTCTATGCTTGCCCTTGCCAAAGCGGGAAAAATCCCCAATGCCCTGATGGATACAGCCAACGGCTTGTTTTTGGGTAGTGCCAAGAGCAAGCCCAAGGAAGACTATTTGAAGGACGTTTTCGATGTATTGGATGTGATTTGCGAAGCCTGCTTCTTGGAACCTACTTACAAGCAGATCCAAGAGGCTGGGGTTGAGCTTACAGATGATCAATATATGTTCATCTTCAACTATACCCAGACAGGAGTGAAAGCTCTGCAGCCCTTTCGTGGGCAGCAAGGAAGTTATTCCCCTGTTGGCAATGGTGAAACGGTACAACAAACTGCCGTCTGAGCTGATGTCTATCGAGGATGATTATACAGCCTATTGTCTCAATGAGGCCTGTACATTCATCCTCGGTGAATTAGAGGAGGGGAATGAGATGGTATTCAAGAAGCAGTACGGATCATTCTCACAACTCTATGCAGACTATGAGAATTGAGGTGATTTTATGCTTGATTTAGGATCTGCTGTTGGCTACTTGTTGCTTGACACCAAGGGTTTTACAAGTGGATTCACCTCAGCCTTACAATCAGTTCGTACAATGCAATCTGCGTCTGCCACTGCATCAGATAAGTTCACAGCCATGGGAGCAGCTATGACCTCAGTGGGTGGATCGCTTACAAGGTCAGTTACACTTCCGCTTGTTGGATTGGGGACTGCAGCTGTTACAGTGGCAGCGAAATTTGAATCAGCAATGTCTCAAGTTCAAGCAACAACACGGTACACCAAAGATACAATGGTTGAGCTTGATGGAGCTTCAGTGAACGCTATGGATGCCCTGAGTGATTTGGCACAAGAAATGGGTGCAACCACTAAATTCTCCGCAACTGAAGCAGCCGAAGCAATCAATAATATGGCAATGGCTGGGTATAGTGTACAAGAAATCTATGACTCTTTGCCCGGTGTTTTGAACCTGGCCTCAGCTGGGGCACTTGACCTTGACTATGCTACACAACTTGTAGCAAATGGATTAAATGTCATGGGAATGGAGACCTCAGAAGTTAATGAGCTGGCTGATAAAATGGCTGTAACAGCCACAAAAGCCTATGGTTCTGTATCTGACTTTGGTGAGGGACTTTTGAGGGCTGGTGCTCAAGCCAGCTTGGCCAATGTGAGTTTGACTGATACCTTTACTGCTTTGGGTATCCTGGGTGATAACGGTATCTCCGCAAGCGAAGGTGGTACATATCTCCGTAACACGCTCAAAAACCTGTATACACCAACAAAAGATGCGGCTGATGCTCTTAATGAGTTGGGTGTAAAAACAGCCACTGATGAAGGCGAGCTGAAGGAATTTCAAGTGGTCCTTCAGGAGCTTGGGGTTGCCCTTGATGGGTTAACTGAAGAACAACGGATCAAGTACATGAGCCGTATCTTTGATACTCGTACAATCTCAGCTGCCAATGCATTGATTGCTAATAGCACAACACGTTGGGATGAGCTGTCAGCAGCTATCGATGGGGCATCAGGCGCAGCTGAGGAGATGAAGAACGCTCAATTGGATAACCTCAGTGGCCAGTTAACTATTCTCAAGTCTTCTATTGAGGGTGCGGCTATTGCCTTCGGTAATGCTATGTTGCCCATGATAAAAGACCTTGTTTCAGCATTTCAGAGCTTGATGAATTGGCTGAACAACCTTGACGAGTCTCAGAAAAGGATCCTTGTAACTATCCTTGAGGTGGTTGCGGCTGTTGGTCCGGTTTTGCTCATTCTTGGCAAGCTCAGTTCTGCGATTGGGTCTGTTATAGGACTTATCAGTGGAGCAGGTGGACTTTCCGCTGTTCTTACAGCTTTGACTGGTCCAATTGGTATAGTTGTAGCAGCGGTTGCAGCTCTGGTTGCCGCCTGGGTCACAGACTTTGGTGGTATTCGTGAATTCACGTCAGAAGTATTTGGTGAAATATCCAAAACAGTACAATACTACATTGATTTGATCAAGAACGTTTGGGATAATGATTTGTATGGCATTCGTACAGTGACTCAAGCTGTTTGGACGACCATTCAAACCATCTTTTCCTCAACCTTTGGGGTGATTGCCAGCCTGTTCAAAGCATTTTTGGCCATCCTCAGAGGCGACTGGACTTCGGCTGGGGAATGGTTCAAAGAAGCCCTTCAACGGCTGGTTGATGCGGTAATGAATATTGGGGGAGCCCTATTCAATGCTGGTAAAGCAATAATCAGTTCACTATGGGATGGTATTAAATCCATCTGGACTTCTGTAGCAAGTTGGTTTGAAGACAAGCTCAACTGGGTCAGCAACATATTCTCACGAATCAAGTCATTTGGTAGTGGAATTACAGGATCATATGCCAGTGGACTGGACTATGTAACCCATGACCGGGTTGTTCAGGTACACGAGGGTGAGGCTATTCTTACCAAGGAAGAAAACAGAGACTACAGGAGCAATAAGAATGGTGGGGGAGATACATTCAATTTCTACTCACCTAAAGCATTGGATCCTACTACAGCAGCAAAAGAGATGAAGCGAGCCAAACAGCAGCTTGCTCTTGGTGTATAACAAGGAGGACAGCCGTATGATTGAACAATTCACCCTTGTGAATACTGTTACCAATGAACAGCATGAATTCAATATGACCACTGGTCCTATTTGGCTTGACTCCCTGAATATTGAGCCTGTCCCCGGTATTGATCAACTCTACAGCAACCCAGGCCAAGATGGGGAACAACTTGCGCTGACTTATTTTGGCACAAGAGCAGTTACCATTACAGCTTGGATTATTGAACGAGGCTTGACTTTGGCTGCGCAAAAAGCTGTTCTGAACAGATTCTGTAACCCAAAGCAACCTATGGAAATTCAGGTTGGTGATTATAAACTCACCTTTGTACCAAGCTACAGTATTCAGTACTCAAAAGACAGCAAGGAAAACAATGAAGTTATGTGTAAGTTTGTCATTATGGGTCAAGCGTATAGCCCATTTTGGACGAGCAAACAAGAGATTGAATCCTTGGTATCATATGTTGAACCTATGTGGGTCTTGCCTTTTGCTATACCCAATGAGGGTATGGTATTCAGCGTGAACCAACCTACAGCATCAACTCAAATTGTCAATACGGACTTGGCTGTTGGATGTAGAATCACTTTTACAGCCGCAGGTGGAGAAGTTACCAACCCTGGAGTTATCTGCGCAGAAACGCAAGAAAGGCTCACAATTAATAAAGCTATGGCAAACGGTGAACAAATTGTTGTTGATACTCGTATTGGCCATAGAAAGATCACCGGGTTGAATCCGCTCGGCACAACCTATAATGGGATGCGGTATTTGACACAAGAATCTAACTGGATCACGCTTCAGACCGGGTTGAATACCTTTTCTTTCTACTCTGAAACAGGCTCTGAATTTCTTGAAATCTCAATCATGTACTCTCCGTTGTTGTTGGAGGTTGAAGAATGAACATCTATATCATGAGTCCTGAAAACCTTGATAGATTGGCCGTTCTGAATACCTATACAGCATTCAATTGGGAGCGCACCTGGGGGGAGTCCGGCTCATTCACGATCTGGGCTCCTCTCACAGAGGAAAATCATGAGTTTTTGATTGAAGAAAACCTTGTGTGGCCAGATGATCAGCTGCGTGTAGGGGTTATTGAAGCTGTTAGAGAGGAAACAGATGAGAATACCGGGTTGCCCAAGATAACGGTATCTGGAAGACTGATTGAATCCGCATACCTGTCCAGAAGAATAATTTGGGGAAATGCCCTATTAGATGATCAGCCAGTCAATGTTATAACAAGTTTGGTAAAAGGTAATGCTATTGCAGCCACAGAAGAAAACCGCAGACTGGGCGATATTATTTGGGGTAACATCACCATCGCTTCTAATGTCCCAACTCAAGCAGTAATACACTATTGTAACAGCTATGGAAATCTTTGGGAAGAGGTCAAAGGCATATGCTTGAACTCAGGCTTGAATCTTGAATTCCGGTATTATAACAGCGGATCCTTGGTCACCATTTTTGGGGTTCTTTCAATTGGTACAAATAGGACAAGCTCTGTAAACTTGTCTACAGACCTGGGATTTTTGACTGACTCTTTGTATATTACAGACTCAACAGACTTTTGTAATGCTGCTTTGATTGCTGGTGAGGGTGAAGGTGCTGACCGTATAACAGCTGTGATTATTCCATCAGCTACCAAGAAGGACAGAAGAGAACTGTATGTAGATGCCAGGGATTTACAGAAGAATCAGGCCAGCTCTGAAGACCCAATGTCAGACGCAGAATATGCTTTGGTTTTGATGCGCAGAGGACAAAAGAAACTTTTGGATTATCAAAAGTATCAATCCTATGAGTGCTCTCTCCAATTGACAGGTGAGGAAGGTTATGTTTTTGGGAAAGACTATAACCTGGGTGACATAATTACTTTGACAGATAACGTTCTCAAAGTTCAGCTTCAAGCCAGGGTAAAGAGTCACACAATCTCTGAAGATAAGGATGGCCGGGTTGATACGCTCACCTTTGGAACTATTATCCCAACGATAACATCACTTGTAAAAAGGAGGGAATGACATATGTCTGTAACATATGGATTTTTCAACGCAAACCTTGTGGAAGGTGATTATGACCGCAAATACACCGCTGATCAGTTGGCAGAGTTTTTTGCTTCCTTGGTCGGCAACGGTGTATCAGGAGCCATTGAAAACAGCTTCAAGGTTGTTCCATCTTCAGGCCTGACTGTCAATATTTCTGCTGGGTTTGCTTGGATCAACGGCTTTTGGGCCAAAAATGATGCCGCCTATGCTTTGGCTGAATCAGCAGCTCCCGCAACCGGGTACAGGCAAGACTTGATCGTTTTGCGGTTCAGCCGATCCGACCGGAGTATTATTCCTGTTCTCATTCAAGGCACTGTGTCTTCTACAACTCCGGCTCCTATGCCGGCATATAGTCGTACCACAGAAACGTACGATTTGGTGCTGGCCTCTATTGCTTTGAGTGCAGGTAGTGCTTCAATCACTGAGGCTATGATCACTGATCTGCGCTCCAATGAAACCTATTGTGGAATTGTGAATACTTTTGCCAGTGTTCTCATTCCGCTGGGTAGTATTCACAGTGAGCAGTTGGCTGACGGTTCAGTCACTTCAGAAAAGCTGGATCTTTCAGCCGGGTTCAACCCAAATGGTCCTATCAATCTTGTATCAGGAGTGCATTATTTCGCATCAGAAAGTGAGCTTCCTGCAGCTGGACATGCTGGACGGTTATACTTTGTCAAACTTGAAAGCTGAAGGGAGGAATTGAGTCATGCCTTCAGATAAATGGGAACTCAGAGAACCTGACAGATCAGGTAGTCCTGGCTGGGATGGTAGTGTAAGAGTTAACTACACATACACTCAAAGCATTGCCAATAATACTACTACTGTCACCATCACAAGCATTCAATTTTGCTCTGAAAACCATTATCAAACCAGCTTTAACATATATGGTCGGTTTACCATTGGGAATACAAACTATGATTCCTCTGGTGGTTCAATATATGTTGCTTCCCAAAATACTTGGTACGATATTTGGTCTGGAAGTATTTCTTTTGTTGTTAACCATAACGCAAATGGGAGTGGTTCTTTCAGCATCTATATGGGACCAGTACCTGGCACTGGATATAGCGATTATAATATCCTGTCTCAGTATCAGTCTTCAGGCAATATTGAATTTCCTGCAGCAACCTATACAATCAGTCTCCCAACTATTAACCGGCAATTTCCACTCAGTATTTCACAGGGAGCCAACACAACAGTCACGGTTATGAGAACCGCCTCACCTTTGGGTGGATCCATTGGTCAGCTGTATAACGGTTCAACTTTGTATTACAATGATACAATCACCATCTCATATTCAGTTGGAACAGGTTGTACAATTGGAACACACACAGTTAATGGTGTAGATGTTAATTCAGGCGCATCATATACCGTTATACGAGCATTTTCAGTAGTTGTAACAGCAATTGTAAACTCGTACACTCTCACGTTGAGTAAAGATGCTAACAGCAACCTCACTATTAATCGCACAAGCTCTCCCAAGCAAGGAGCTTCTCAAGGGTATCTTTCATCGGGTGCTACAATCTACTATGGTGATGTACTGAACATCGTATTCTCCGCAAAAACCGGGTACACGGTGAATACACATACCTTGAACGGTAATTCAATCAGCTCTGGTATCACTTATACAGTAACAGCAGCTGTATCTGTGGTAATCAGTTCAACACTGAACACGTATCAGTTTACCAAAACGGTGAGTGTTGGGTTGTCAGTAGTAGTTCGCCGGACTTCATCCCCATATGGTGGTGGGGCAACAGGTATCTTTACAGGTTCAACTGTATACTATGGAGATGTACTTGAGATTACAGCAAGTGCCAACTCTGGGTATTCTATTGAACAAATGAAGATTAATAATACTCAGTATTATGATAATCCGCATACAGTTACTGTTGTATCTGCCATTGCTTTGGCTGTGCTATCAAAAGCACTTGGTTTTGTACATATTGATTCAGGAGCTGCTATTGAAAAATACAAGATCCTTATTGATTCTGGAGCAGCCTATGATCAGTACAGAGCCATGATTGACACGGGTTCTGAAATTGTGCCATACTAAAGGAGGAAAACCATGAGTTCAATTCAGACTTCATACAACATTCTCAGATCAGCAGGTCTTACCAGGGCTTCCTGTTTAGGTTTTCTTGGCAACTGGCAAGCTGAATCAGGGAATGAACCCAATCGTCTTCAGGGCGATTTCAGCCCATACAGAACAAGCTCTAAGGATTATACTTCATGTGTACAAAACGGTTCCATCAGCCGTCAACAGTTTGGCACTGATCAAAAAGGATATGGTTTGGCACAGTGGACTTATTATAGCCGCAAATATGAGCTGTATGATTACTGGCAGAAGAGTGGCAAAACCCTTGATGATGTAGCTCTTCAAACTGAGTTTGCTCTGATTGAGCTGAAGAGAGATTTCAGCACCTTGTATTCATTCCTTTGTACCTGCAATGACTTGTACACCGCAACTAAAGAAATCTGCTGCAAATTTGAACGCCCAGCGTGGAATAACGTTGATGCTCGGTTCAGATATGCTCAGGAAATTGAGTCTACAGTGGTAGACGGCAATCCTTCGGATGACCCTGTGCCCTCGGGTGGGGATGAACAACCCACTCCTCTGCGCAAAAAGAATTGGCCTCCTCGCATGCTCTGTAAAGGGATGGAAGGTCCAGATGTGGTTGCTCTCAAAGGACTACTTCATGCCCACGGGTATTACGATGGGGATATGGATGAAAAGTATAACCGGGATGTTGATGCCTCAGTGACTCTTCTTCAGCTGGAAAATAACCTGATAGTAGACGGCATCGCCGGGAATCAAGTATTCACGTATCTCACACAGTTCTCAGGTGTTCAGAGATAGGGCTTTACTTTTCACTCCGGATAGAGTATAATATAGCTGAATGGGTGGTATCTCTGCGGAACCCATCAGGGTGCCACCCAAATATAATTGGAGGAGGTATTTCACCACATGATTAACTGGAAAGTTCGCATCAAAAACAAGGTGTTTTGGCTCACCTTTATTCCGGCTCTGCTTTTGCTGATCCAAGCAATTGCAGCCGTGTTCGGGTATAGCCTTGACTTCACTGATCTTCAGCAGAAGATTATTAACGTGGTTGAGGCTTTATTCGCAGTCCTTGCCATTCTCGGTATTGTGACTGACCCAACAACTGCGGGTGTAGGCGACAGCAATCTGGCTATGACCTATCAAAAACCAAAGAAGGATGACTGATATGGATGCATCAACAATCACTCTTGTCATAGGTATTATTGGCTGTGTGATTGGTGTATCTACCTTTGTATCTTCACTACAGAACAAGGCCCAGAATACTGGTGTTCTTGAGCAAAAGATTGAGCAAGCCCTTCAAGGGATTGACGAAATCAAGAGGCAGGTCAAGGATTCGTCAGCCAATCAAAACAGCATGTCATTAACGGTTCAATCGCACACCGAGCAAATCAAAAACCTATTCAAAAGCCTGGATGAATTAAAAGCACGCCTGAGAACGGTTGAGAATACGGATAAAAAGCTCGGTGAAATCTTAGATGCTATCAAGTCTCTCAAGGAGGAACAGACATGAAAAACACCGAGAATGTGACCGACGTTCTTGGCAAAATCAAAGAGGAAGAGGACGCACTTGATCAAAGCGTGGCTCTGAACAGAATCGTTATGGAGCTTCTCAAAACGAGAGCAAAAGAGAACAAACGACTGTGGATTGCCCTTGTACTCAGCATTCTGATTAACCTTTTCATTGTAGGTGGGTTCTTGTGGTATGAATCTCAATGGGAATATACTACAACTACAACTGAGGTTCAACAGGATTCTGGTGAGGATGGGCTCAATATGTTACAAGTTGGTGACAATTCTCGGATGGTTTTGGGTCTCGGGGAGGAAGATGTAAATGGCCAAGCAATCAGTCAGGGTAACAACAAGGACACGGAGTCCTAAAGGAGCCACTGTTACCAAATCAACTCCCGGCAATACAAATATCGGTGGTCGGGGTAGATCCGGCACATCGAGATGCCCAACTTGTGGAAGGTACAAGTGATCCATGAGCGAAACAATAGAGACAAGGAAACGTCTCAAAGATATACCAAGCATAATATCGTTCAATGACTTGCTTGAAGAATCAACTTTGAGTGACTTAGACAAGGAAATACTCAGGCTTCATTACCTCAAAGAGTATGATTTCAGGTACATAGGCGACAAACTTGGGTATGCTGAAATAACTATCAAGAAAAGACATCTCAAAGCTCTGAAAAAGTTGTCAGCATTGTTCTAAAACACAACTATATACTTTCGTTATACCCCCAATATACTCCTCGTGAGTGTGTTGGGGGTATAATTGTTTTATAAAGCGAAAGGAGAGTACAGGCGGTGTATAAGCGGTTTGAGAACAATCCATGCAAGAAAAGTATTGGCGATTGCGCAGTCAGAGCGATCTCCGCAGCCCTTGATGTGGATTGGTACAAGGCATTTGATCTCTTGACAAAAGAGGCTCGTAGAATGTGCGATATGCCCAGTGCTGACACGGTCTGGGGTTCTGTCCTGCGTCGCAATGGTTTCATACGGTATATGCTTCCTCGCAGCTGTCCAAATTGCTATTCAGCTGCGGATTTTTGTTATGAGCACCCTGAAGGAACCTATGTGCTTGCCTTCGGTGGTCATGTAGCTACAGTCAAAGACGGGGTTCTGCTTGACTCTTGGGACAGCTCAGCAGAGATACCCCTGTATTATTTCTACCACAAATAAATGGAGGTTGAGCTTATGCCACAATTCAGTCCTTTCCCTGTAGGGTATCAGCCATACAATGGCTACCAATACCAGCCAATGAATGGTTGGGGTATGCCAACGGCTCAGGTACCACAAAATCCACCTGTACAGCAAGACCTGACTCCGGTTATTCACATGGACATCAAACAGATTGAAAATGTTGAAGCAATTAACAAAACTCCTCCAGCAGTCGGTACCACGGGTGCGTATATGACCAAGGATGAGAAAATCATTGTTTTCCGTAGTGTGTACGCAAACGGAGAGTACACAGATAAAGTGTATGAAGAACGGCCTCCTGCACCGCCCAAACCTGCCTTTGATCCAACTGAATACCTGCGCAAAGATGAGTTCGATGACCGTGTAAATGCTATTGTGGCATCCCAGGTATCTCGCCTGGTCCAAAATACTCAGCCAACACAAATTCCTGTTCCCAAACGAGTAACAAAGAAGGAGGCCAGTGAATGATGGGACTTTTTGATCAATTGGGTTCTAAACCAGCAAAGCAAATTGACCCAAGACAGGCATTTCAAAATGACCTGACCAGCCTGAAATCCAATCCTGTAGCCTATGCAAAGGCACATGGAATGAACATCCCTGAAGGGATAACTGACCCCAATCAGATGGTTCAATACCTTTTGCGCTCTGCACAAGTGAACAACCCTCGCTATCAAACAGCCATGCGGTTGATTGGTAGCATGTTTGGACATCAGTAAACTGTATCTTTCTGTTGTCGGTGCACAGGCAGCAGTTGAGATAAATACATACATCACAGTAGTGTGATAGAAAGGAAATAACATGGCTCTTACAGATGAAAACAACGGGATTCCCGCAACCATGCTTGTAAGTCCGTCTGGCTATGCCGGCAACAACGGTGGTTTTGGCTTTGGCGGTGACTGGGCATGGATCCTTCTGCTCCTCCTGATTGGAGGCAACGGTTGGGGAATGGGTGGTTTTGGTGGAGGCGCAATGTGGCCCATGATGATGGGTGGCATGAATGGCTTCGGCCTTGGCTATGATTTCCCCTGGCTTCTCAACGGCCAGCAAGGCATCAACAATAACGTTTCCGGTGGATTCCGGGATGCTCAGATTCATGATTCCATTACCTCAGTTCGCGACGGTGTGAACAACCTGGCAACTCAGCTTTGTGGGTGCTGCGGTGATATGCAGATGGGTATGGCAAACGGTTTTGCTGGTGTTCAGCAATCTCTTTGCAACGGTTTTGCGGGTACAACCGCAGCTGTGACTGGTGCTCAGAACGCTATTGCTCAGCAGCTGAGTCAAAACCAGCTGTCCTCCCTTGAGCGGTCTTTTGCTGCTCAAACCGCAAACACCGCAGCTCTGAATGCTATTCAGGCACAGCAAGCTCAATGCTGTTGCGATAACCGTGCCGGACTGGCTGATCTCAAATACACGGTTGCTACTGAAAACTGTGCTGATCGTGCAGCTCTGTCTGAAGGACTCCGTGATGTTTTGGCTGCTACTCAGGCCCAAACCCAAACCATCCTCACCCAGCTTTGCAATGACAAGATCGAGCAGAAGAATGACCTCATTGCTCAACTCCGCTCTGAGCTTATGTATGCTCGTGGTCAGGCTTCTCAGGATGTCCAAACCGCTCGCATCCTTGCGGGTCAAGTGGCCGAAACGGATGCTGTGTACAATAGGCTCTCTCAGTGCCCTGTTGGCACGGTTCCGGTCTTTGGCAATCAGCCTATCTTTACTTGCCCGACCAATGTCGGTATGAGTGGTTGTGGCTGCGGTTGTAACGGCTGAGGCGGTGTAATTATGGCTGCTGAATACAGCGCAAACGCTGCTCAGGTTGTTCCTGTTGGCGGCAGCGTGATTTTCACTGAAAGTCCTGTTCCGTGCAACCAGGGTCTGCTGTATCACCGTGATGATACTGGTCTTTTCCGAGTGGCCAATAAGTTCTTCAGGCAGAACGTTACACAGTGCTGGCGCAGGAATACCCGGTATGAAGTAGCATTCCATGCCAACATTGCCGTGCCTGAGGGCGAGACGGTTCCCGCAGAGGGTATCAGCCTTGCCCTGTCTATTGACGGTGACACAGATCCTTCCAGCACTATGATCTTTGTTCCTGCAGCCGTTGAAGATTTTGGGAACGTTGGTGCAGATATTGTGGTGACTGTACCCTGTATGTGTACTTGTACAAGTGTTTCTGTAAGGAACACAAGTACAGTTCCTATCACGGTTCAAAACGCAAATATCCTGTTTGATCTTGCATAAGGAAGGAGGAAAACCAATGGAAAAGAAGATTGAGACTCTTCACAAGCTGTGCGAAGCCCTTATGGAAGAGCTGGAAGAGTACAGCAAGAAGATTGAAAAGGCTGATGGCATGTCTGCCGGCGATTTGGAAGCGGTTGACAAGCTGAGTCATGCTCTTAAGAGTGTCAAAACCACCATTGCTATGATGGAGTCAGACGATGGCAATAGCTATCGTGGAGGCAATTCCAATCGGTACATGCCTTGGTATGGTACCAGCTATGAAGGTGGCAGAGGCAGGGGTATGAGCTCTGCTCGCAGAGGTCGTACTGGTCGCAACCAGTATTCAGGTGGTTATAGCTATGCCGAGGAGGAGTTTGAAATGGCTCTTCAGGATGCTATGAACGCTGCACCAGACGAGCGTGTGAGGGAAAAGCTCCAGCACATCATGGACGAGACCTGACATGAAAATTCCGCAGCTCTTTGTCAGCATAGGCAATAACAGATTTATACCTGTAACCAGCCCAGTATATAACAAGCCCATGTACTTTTGGGATGATGATTCAAAACGTATCATGCCAGTGGATGACAAGTTGAAATTGCGGGTGGTAAATGGGAATCCGTTTTACGTGCTCGAGAGGACGTAGAATTGCCGAGAACTCCGGGCATATAAATTCACACCAAAACTATTCTCGTGCGAAATAGGCTGTAAAGAATTTGCGGAGAAGAGGAATATCCCCGAGGCCTTTACCTCGGGGATATTTTTATCAGATCAGAGAGCACCGGGTGAGCTCAGTCTGAAGCTCGTGATTGAACTCAGAGTGCTTCTTGACGGTTCCCTTCAAGCTGATGCGGAGATCAGGGGTGATCTCATCAGTCACACCCAGCCACTTGCCGGTCTTCCAGGTGAGGGTGTTGCCCTGCTCATCAATGAACTTGTACAGGTATGTCATACCATACATGGTATCCCAGGAAGTGAGGAGGCGCACGCTCAGGTTGTGGAGTTCAATCCGGTCACCCTCATTACCAACCCAACGAGACTGGCTGGCCTGCTTTTTCTGAGCAGCTTTGCGAGCCTGAATGTCCATGTCCCGGTTATAGGCGGCAACAGCGGAGCAAATGATACCAATATCACGGCTTTCGCAGTATTCACGAGCCAAGGTGGTTTTGAGGTTGCTGATGTAGCCCAGCTCCATCGGGAGGTTCTTGGCCCAGGCCAGGATGGCTTCAACCTTCTCAGCATTGCCCTTATGATCAGGGTCAAAACCGTCTTTGTCAATACGGTCTCTGTAAGAACCAAAGTTGTGAATCTGCTCCAGAACGATCTGCTTGGTGCTTGTGCCACAGCCATAGGTTTCGGTCTTGGTGAACCCATACAGCCGAACCGACTCAACCGCATTCAGAAGAACTTCTTCAGTGCTCTCATAGTGTTTGAATCCAGGCTCAACCGCCTCACCCTTGATCACTTCATCAAACCAGGAGATGTACTGTGCTACTTGCTCAGCAGAAAGTCCTCCGGTGAAGTCTCTCAGGCAGCTCTTGCCCACCTGCTTGAACTCACCTGTCTCGGTGTTGCGGACAATATAGGTATCCTTGCGCACCCGGCGAGTCTTGCAGTGCTCACAATAGGTATCAGCGGTGTAGAAATAAGCAGGAACCTCAACCTCAGGACGGAAGGAACGGATGATGTTCATCGGCTGTGCGTGCTCAATAGTAGCAATGAATTCCCAGTCAGAAATCTGAGCTTTACCGGAAACGTCAACTGTGATGAACCGAGCGGTGTGAAGCTCGCCAGAATCCTCATCCTTGACTTCCCGGAAGGTCTCACCCAGCTCCTCAAAGTGAAATTCGCAGCCATACTTGGCGCATTTGTTAGAAATGGTGGTGAGCTTCTTGCTCAGCCGTTCCATGTTGCCTTCATAAATCTCGTATGTCATCTCAGTGACCTCCTATTGTGATTTGGTTTCCCAAGACACCCTTGAGGGTGTTTCGGCTGGTTACCATCCAGCTCTCATCGGTTGGGGTTTTACAGGCTCTCAATAACCTCACCAGTTCTCATATTGCGAAGCTCAACCTCTTCATACTCTTCCAGCCACTCTTCTGCCTTTTCAGCAGGGGCAAAGTTTTCTTCCCAATACTTCTGGGCATTATCAAGCTCCTTGAACCACTTGTGTACCATTCCGTCAGTGTAAATACCATACTGTCCGAATCTCTTTGAATATGTCATGGTGATGTTCTCCTTTCAATCAGTGGGGTGGTCCCCTGCTTCAACTTACAATTACATCATACTCTCTTTTTCTACAAAAGTAAAGTCAAGGTTTTTGTCGATAAAGTTACAAAGACAAAGCATAGCAAAGAAAATAGCACATAATCTTGTAAATAAAGTTAGCAAAATCAACAATTTTGACAAAAATTCAAGAAAAATAAAAATTTTTACAAAATTTTAGGCAGGATTCTCATCCTGCCCAACTGTTGTTAAACTGTGTGATTTCTTGGTCCCAACGCTCAGCAACTTCTTCATCGGTCTCACCCGCAAGTCTATAGAACCGGAAACGGTCAACCTGTTGGCCGGGGAACTGGCTTATATCAAATACAGGAACTTGAAAGATCTCCTCGGTCTCGCTCCAGGCCACATCATCAATTTCATGATCCTCAGGGAGATGTTGGCGGATGAGTTCAATTGAGTTGTCCAGCAGGTTTTCAAACAGTGTTGTCATGATTGTTCTCCTTTCTTTTGTGGGAGAGGGAGTGGTGAGCTCCCTCTCAGAGTGCCTTCTTGATTGCCATTACGAGTCGCATGCGGTAAATTGCCTCATTGTCATATACCTTACATTCCGCTCCGAGCTTGGTGCAGATGTCCTTCAGCTCTTGAAGGCTCATAGCCTTGAAGTTGGTGTCAGCTGTGACCTTGACTTCAGGTTCAGCCTTGAGTTCCGGCTTGCTTTCAACCTCAGCTTCAGGCTCACCCATCGGGTTGATCAGGGTGCGGAAATGGAAGCACTGTATGTTGTATCCGCCAGCTCCAATTGTTTGAACCTTGGCCGTGCCCTTGGTACCGATGATGTATCCGTTCAGATCTCCTTTGGATCCCACCGTGAGGTTGCTTGCGTCTGTGATTTGACCTACAATGTCATTCGTGCGGGTGATGATGAAGTCATACTTGCGGTTGTACTCATTCTTGAGTGTGGCCTTCATTGTGGCTTCCCAGGATTC